TGCAGGTCAAAATGCCTGTGGTGATGCACCTTTTGCATATTATCCTGCATTTTTCAAGAAGATTACAGGCAAAGAGGTGAAGATCTTCTTTGTTAATCCTTCTCGCAAGAGATCATCTTCCAGACCAATTTACAAAGAAGAGCATAGACAAGATTTCAATCTTGACATGGGGGTGTATAATAAGTTTATTAAGTGGTTGCAGATGTGAGATTAAACCATGATGATATGTTCAATGTGTTGCCTCATATTGAACCTCAGAGCGTAGATTTAATATTAACAGATTTCCCTTACGGTACATTAAATAAGGCACGTAATCAATGGGATCGTATCATTGACTATGAGAAGTTCTGGGAGTATGTTGATATTATTTGTAAACCAAATGCTGCTATTATATCCACAGCAGCACAACCATTTACTTCAGAGTTAATATCAACAAATTATGCAGACTTTAAGTATTGTCTAGTGTGGGAGAAATCCAAGGCAACTGGTTACTTAAATGCTAAAAAGCAACCAATGAGAGCACATGAGGATATTGTGGTATTTTATAAGAAACAACCCACATATAACCCACAATTTACATCTGGTAAACCATATGATAAGGGCAAAGCAGTTAGAGATGCTACGCAATATGGATTACAGACTAAAGCAGTCCATGTAAAGGATGAGGAAGGTAAGAGATACCCTAGGAGTGTCTTATACTTTAAAACAGCAGAAGATGAGGGTAAATTACATCCTACGCAGAAACCTATAGCATTATATGAATACTTAGTCAAGACATATTCCAATGAAGGTGATATAATACTTGATCCATGTATGGGTTCAGGTACTACTGGGGTTGCATGTATGAATACCAATAGAAACTTTATAGGGATCGAAAGAGACCGTGAATACTATCAGGTTGCCCATAATCGCCTTAACAATCCTTTGCTGGATGTTATAAGGGGGGACGGTTAAACTGTCCTTATAGTGTGCCCAGGGCAATTCCAATAAGTCCCAGGGATGGCGTATACCGCCGAGCAAGGCAATGTAGCGGCGATGTCGTGGATAAGACCTTGCTCATCAAATTATTTCTTTTATATTATGGCAACAAGATCACGCATCGGTTTAAGATTAGCAGGTGATGCTATTCTTTCTGTGTATCATCATTGGGATGGTTATCCACAATGGTTAGGTGTTCATCTTGTTCAGAATTACACTACTAAAGAACAAGTAGCAGAATTACTTGATGGTGGTGATATTTCTTGCATAGACTCTGACAAAGATTGGAACCAGGAAGAATGTGAACCTCATGTATTATATTACAATGCAAGGGGTGAAGATACAGAACCACGTTTAGATTTAAATGAGTATGATTTCTTTACTGATGGTGAAGAATTTGCATACATATTTGACGATGGTGAATGGACATGTTATGATTTAAGTCATACTTATGATGATAATTATAAGGTGACTGGTTATGTTGCAGAACCTGTTAAAATTCCCACCAAAGAGTTAAATGTTAGTTGATCTCACCAAAGAAGAATTAAAGGCACTTGCAGAAGTGTCTTTAAATGAGAGTAACATTGAATTGGAAGAAGTGACAGTGGAATTTTGGACTAATTTGTATCTTAAACTTAGAAACATTTCCAATGCTTGTACTTGTAAGGAGGATTCTAATGGATGAATCTAATGATTTTGGTGATGCACCAATTAATCAAACAGATGTGTTAATTGAGGAATTTATTGCTGATTGTGAAAAAGAAGCAGCAAAACTTGAAATTACTGTAGACTATTACCTAGCGGAGTTTGTTTGATGCAACTATTAACTGTCTTGTCAATTCTTGTAATCTGTGGTATTATAGGAGCAGTATTCTTACTAAATCTTTATAACCCGCATTAAAATCATGCCTACATCTGATACTAATAGATACAAAATTATAGAACAGGATACTACAGGATGGAGTGTTGTTCCTGAAGCACAGAATTTAACCAAGGAAGAATGTGATGTAAAATTGAATGAATTTGTTAGACTTGGTGCAAATCCAAACGCATTGAAGGCAGTACTACAAGATGATCGCAGATTCCCCAATCCACCAACAGACCCAGGATACATTCCAGTTAATTGATGTCCCATTTCCCCACATCCCACCAGAAGGATATTACTACAAGGTTAAACCCTTTAAGCGTAATATCCTTTCTATTTGGTTACACCATCCCGATATTTACACTTATACTAGTGATCGTGTTAGTACGATCTGGGGATTCTATAACACCAAAACAAGACAATATCATGCGCCTATTAACTCCACCAAGTGTGGAGATAAAGTAGAGATAGATAAAACAACACCATACTCTGCTATGGTTCGTAATTTAAATCCATTGGAGAGTGTGCTTTATGGAGGAGACTGAGCAGTTAAGTTTATGGGAAGAATATGAACCCCAGGTGAATGATTATGTCATCTGGGATAAAATGGGATCAGAAAATAAGGATGAGGGATGGGTATATTTTAAGTCAGAAGAGTATATTACAATAGAAACAGGAATTAAACCAAAACCAAATGATGAATATACTAAGCATGATAGACACAAGTATATTCATACTTTATTGTTATGTCCCAAGCAGTATTGGTGTCAGTTAAAGTATATAAAATCTAGAGAATCTCAATGCCCTCATCATTACTCAGAATGTGAAGATTAAGGGGGGACTATTAAACTGTACTTATAATATAATTACCAATTAGATTATGAGACCCGCAGAAGTTCTTAAACAGATGAAAGAATTGCGTGAAGCATGGAGAAGACAATCTTTTTCTTTCACTAGAGAGCAGAAAGCAGAGTATGACAAGTTGTTACAGATGAGACGGGAAAGGGTTCACTACTTCCTTAAAAATGGTATGGTATCTAAAGGAGGACTTCGTAAGAAGGAAGAGAAGGAACAAACCGACTCTGAATCCTAAATAACTAAAAACATTCTAATAAAATGCCTTATCACGTTAAAACGCCAGGTGCTTTAGAAGTTGGCGATGTCTATTGGAAAGGCAATGATGCTTGGACAAAGACATATGCAGATAGGACTCAATTTGCTAATAAAGCAGATGCGGATGCTATCGCTGCGACTACTGTAACCAAAAATGGTTATACTTATCAACCTTCATGGTTTAAGAACGCTACTGTTGTCACTGAATGATGAAAACTTTTCAACAGTTTATTACTGAAGCAGAAGATCGTTATGATCGTGAAGGTACTGCCATAGGTGGTGGTGGATTGAGTCATAGAGGTGGCACAAAAATAGGTGCTGATCGTAAGAAACAAGAAAAGAGTTTACCATCACCCCATTCTAAAGGTGATAAACCAAAGGCAAGAGTTAAGGCAATAGGTGGAGGTAAAACTGCACCCGCAAAAGATTATAAACAACGTAGTGATGCAGGTAAGCAAAGACCTAAAGGTAGAACTTCTGAAAGATTACAACAACCAACTCGTGAAAGAGGGTCTGCTAAGTTGTCTCCAAGGGAGCAACAACGTAAAGCAGCGTTGGAAAGAAGAGCAGCAAAATCAGGTGAAAGTAACAAGAAAGATTTAGAGAAAGCAGCAACTAAATTATTAACTAAAAAAACAACTAAAACGGATCCTAACTATAAACCTAGGAAGGCATCGGGTCTTACTACTAAAGAACGCAAGGCATTATATAAGAAAGGTGAAAGAACTTTGCGTGATATTAGGTTAAAGAATCTAGGTAAGACCAAAGAAAGCGAATTGAAGCACAGAGTTACATCTAAGTGAATATAGGGGGGGACATATAAACTGTCCTTATAGTGTACCTGTGAGCGTCTGTAATGGCGTTCTAATACCTTTTATGGTATAATGTATTGATTATGGGTATTAAATGATTAAATTACACAATCATCAATTAAGAGTCATTGATAAATTGAATAAGCACCAAAGGGGTCAAGTTATTGTTCCTACTGGTGGGGGTAAGACTTTGTGCATGATTACAGACGCTAAATGTGAACTAAAAGGTGAAAGACAGACTCTAGTTGTTGTTGCTCCACGTATATTATTAGCACAACAATTGTCATCAGATTTCTTGGAACATTTAGATGATCCTGTTAAAGTAATGCACGTACATAGTGGAGATAGTCATCACTATTCTACCACAAATAGCAAGAAGATATTTAAATGGGTGGAAGAATATTGGAATCATAATAAGATTATATTTACTACATATCACTCACTTCATAAGATACAAGAAGCGGGTATTCCTGTAAATACAATATACTTTGATGAGGCACATAATAGTGTTAAGAGACATTTTCACCCTGCTACTAGATTTTATGCAAGTGTGGGTAATGTTCGGTGCTATTTCTTTACTGCTACTCCTAAGCACAGTTCTTCTGATGAAATTAGTGGAATGAATAATGAGTATGTTTATGGTAAAGTATTAGAGCAAGTTCCTGCACCTGAATTAGTAGATAATGACATTATTCTTCCTCCTAAAGTTGTAGTGAAGGAGTTAGATATGATTAAAGATAGAAAACCAACCCCAGAAGATGATGCTGACAATATATTAGCAACTCTTGATGAACAAAATGTTAATAAGATCCTTATTTGTGCTAGAAGAACTACACAAATTACTAATTTAATTTCTGATAGTAAACTAACCACTGAATTATATTCTAGAGGATATAATTGGATGTATATTACTGCCAAAACTGGTGCAGTTATCAATGGAATTAAAGTTAGTAGAGAAGAATTCTTTAAAACATTAAGAACATGGGGTAAAGATGATGCCCAGAAGTTTATAGTTATGCACCATAGTATTCTGTCTGAAGGTATCAGTGTGCCAGGATTAGAGGCAGCATTGTTCTTACGCAATATGGATTTTATCACCATTAGTCAAACAATAGGGAGGGTAATTAGGAAAGGTAATGAACAGAAACAGTTTGGTATAGTTTGTGTACCTGTTTATGATAAAGTTGGTATTACTACTGCCAAGAATGTGAGTGCAGTTGTTGATACTATCTTCAATAAGGGTGAACCTGCTATTAGTAAGTAAGGGGGGACGGTTAAACTGTCCTTATAGTGTACACACGTTTTGAAACTCTATGCCAGCAACTCGCCGACGCACTTCTGCTAGGAAATCAGCAAAGACCGCTACGCCAGTTCTCAAAGAGTCTACTAAAACTGTTAAGAAAAGTTCAGTTGCTACTCAAAAACGTGTAAATAAGGTTACACCAATTGAGATAAAGAAAGTGACTGAAACTCCAACCCCCACAAGGGTTCGTCCTGAAAAACCCAATCTAACTTGGGAGGATTACAGATCTGATGTAAAAGTTCGTTGGGAAATCCATGTTTGGGAGACTCAAGAACTCTGGAAAGATTCCAAGAATTTCTATCAGAATTACTTGAAACCTTTCACCATTAAAACTGTTAATTATCTCAAGGATTCATACGATAGGGCATTCAACGAAGACAGTAAGTAAACTGCACACTTGGGGTCATCTTGACCCCTTTTTTATATTATGATAGAATTATGAAAAACACTCATCTTGAACATCCTGAAGATTCCATTCTTAATGGTGATCTTAGTGTATTAAATTGGTTCACCGCTGATAGTAACATTTCTGCTAAAATTGACGGTGCTCCAGCAATAGTTTGGGGAACACATCCTAATGGCAAATTCTTCGTCGGCACAAAAAGTGTCTTCAACAAAATCAAAATCAAAATCAACTATAACCATGCCGATGTTGATAGAAACCATCAAGGAAAAGTGGCAGATATTTTGCATCTCTGTCTTGACAATCTTCCTCATACAAGTAATATCTACCAAGGTGATTTCATCGGTAGTGGTGGCACTGATTCTTTCCATCCTAACACCATCAGATACTATTTCCCAGATAAAGTTACCCAAGAAATAGTAATCGCACCTCATACAGTATACACAACTAGCACAGATTTAAGAGATGCTATTGCAGAACCTCTTTTATATGAGTTAGAAAGTGATGACAATGTTTTATTTGTGCAACCTGAT